CTTCCTACGAGGTCGCCCGAGGAATGGCCCGAAATGGCACCAGCGGAGTGGTCGCCAGTGGCCCGCATCCCGGCTGACCAGTTGGCCCGAGGGATCGCGGCTGTGATTGACGCCTGCGACCGCGACTCAGCCCGCTACGCTCTAGCCTCGGTGCTGATCCAGGTCATCGACGGCGTGGTGCATCTTGTGGCGACCGATGGCCGCCGGTTGCACCTGCACCGCATCGAGATTGACCAGGCCGTGGACGATTGCTCGGTTTTGCTCACTGAGCGATCTGCTCAGTTGGTGGCTCATCTGGCCTCGCAGTTGGACGACGAGGGCGAGGTGCAGATCGAGCGGAGCGGGGCCGAGGTGCTTTGCAGCCTCGGGGCTGGTGGCCCAGAGAGCAAAATCTACGCCCGGACTGTCGACGGTAATTTTCCGAGATGGTCGCAGGTCATACCGACCGAGGGCCGGGCAACGCCGACGACGGTCAGGGCCGACCGGCTCTGCGAAGCCATCCGGCAGGCGAGCATCTGCACCAGCGAAACAACCAAAGCGGTCACGTTGACGCTGGGGCAGACAATCATTGTCGAGGCGACATCGAGCGAAGCCGGAAATGCCCGCGTCGAGTTAGAGCCGATTGAGGCAGGCGACGAGGTGACGATTCAGGTCGATCCGAGCTATTGCGTGGCCTTTCTTCGCCGGGTCGATGCTGTTGAGCCGGTCGAGGTGGAAGCGGTCGACGCGAGCTCTGCTCTGGTATTCCGCACCGAGGACAGCGTTGGCGTTGTCATGCCGATGGGGGTGGATTGATGACGCAAACAAGATTTGAAAAGACGATTAAAAGTTGGCGAACCAATGACGCGCATATTGGTGACGCGATCCACAAGCACTTCACTGAGGTCGAGCCGTCATTAGAAGATTGGATTGATGTTTACACAGAAGGAATGAGGGTTTGGGGCTTGGTTTTTGAGGAAGCTTTAGACGAGTTTGACCTAGAAACAGACGTTCTCGCCGGAGTAGCTGCGTCTGCGTGGAATCTAGCTCTGACGCAGGTTGTTCAAGCACTAGAACTTTCTGGCGTTGGACAACTAGAAGAAACATTGAGAGGTATGCGGGATGCCGAAGCGTAGAGAATTTGACGAGGCAAGACTGCGAGAGCTCTGGCCTGACAACAGGCTATCGGTTGCTCAGATTGCCAGCCTGCTCGGGATGCCACGGGCAACGCTCCAGAAGATTTCTGCTCGCATGGGGCTGCCGCCGCGAGAGTATCGGCAATATGACCGGGAGCTTTTGCGTCGACTGTGGTTATATACCGACATGACACCGCAGCAGATCGCGTTTGAACTCGGCAGCTCGCGGCAGTTCGTCCGCGAACAGGCGAAGCTGATGGGGCTGCCGCGTAAGGTGCCGGAATATAAGCACATAGAACGCGACCCGACGCAGGAAGAGATCGCAGAGCGAGCGGCAGAGTGCAGGAAGAGACACCTTGCTGAGAAACGTGCGGAGCCGGTGAGTTACAACGACGAAGCAGGCTCTATACGCTGCTTCACCTACTGCGGCGACTGTTACGTTTCAGCCGGTTTGCTTTCATGACTTGACGCCCAAGGTATGTAACAGGCATGGATGCCGACCCATATCAAAGCGAGTTCGTCGTTCCCGGCGATCCCGTGCCGCAATCGCGGCCACGGGTCACACGGAGCGGGCACGTCTATTACGCCTCGCGTATCGTTCAATACCGACGAGCGGTTGAGGCCGCCGCCAGGGCCAGTGGGCTGCCGCTCCGCGAGGGGCCGGTATGGCTCGGCATCGAGGCAGTATTTCAGCGGCCCAAAAGCCATATCAGAACTAAGGGCGGCATTCGTCCCGATGCTCCAGCGTTCCCGTATTCGCGGGGCGATGCCACCAACATCGCCAAAGGCATTGAGGACGCTTTGAACCAGATCGCGTGGGCCGATGACAGCCAGGTGGTCGAGCTGACAGTACGTCGACGATGGGCGAAGCCCGGCGAGGACGCGGGAGCATATATCACCATCTGTGACATCGAGCCGACGCCAGACGTGATTGAAAAACGTCGCAACACCATAAGCCGCCAGTGGACTGTCGCCGAGCGTGAAGCCCGCGATGTAAACCGCAGGCCGTCAGTCCAAGAGCGGCGAATGATAAACTACAGAGATATATTCGACGCCGAGGATGATTATGGCTGACCAGCCGGATGATACATACGAGATGAATGACCCTATAGCGACGGTCATTTTGCAAACGGACGGCAAAAGCTACGAGCTGATACTTGCCGGGGGCGGCGGAGTAATACGCAAGCACGAGCTTTTCGGCCCGTTCAAAAGCAACCGCAAAAAGGCACGGTCGACCATGCGTCTGCTATGGCACATCGCCTACCAGACGATTCAAGACGAACTGCTGGGAGACATCGCTGATGATTAGCAGTTACCCGTTGAACATCGCCAGCCAGAAGCTGAACCTTCACGACAAGGTCGCCGCCTACATCGAGCAAGTTCGGAGACAGGTCAGCGATGGCCTGACGATTGCCGAGCTTGCTGAGTTGATCGTCGCCGCCATGCGGCTTGCGATTGCTGCCGTTGATGAACTTGAACTCGCAGGCGACCAGAAGAAGCAGATCGTGGCCGACCTGGCCGCGACGCTGTTTGACGAGTTCGCTGATCTTGTCGTGCCGGTCGTGCTGCGTCCAGCGTGGTGGCTCATCAAGCCAACCCTTCGCTCACTGATCCGCACGGCGGCTGCCGGTGCGGTTGATGCCCTTCTGCCCCTCGTGAGGAAAGCTGACGAATGATGACCTGGTTGCTTGCGGTTGCTGCCGCTGCTGTTGCACTTTGGCCGACCAATAAGAAGGCGAACCTGATGCCGAGCCTTGAGGGGCTTGACACGCGGCCAAAGCCAGCCAGCTACCTCGACGCCGTGGCATCGCTGCAAACGGTGCGAACCCGGCTCATGCACACCAACCACCTCGACGAGGATCAGGCCGCCGCCTGCGATGTTCTGACGCTCGCCCTCTCAGCCGGGAGTGACCAGGAATGAGGTTCCGTATGGTCGTGCTGCTTTCGATCCTCGCGGCGTGGTTGCTGTTGTCAGGCGACCGCCAGCCGACGCCAGCACCGACGCCACCACCTGGAGAGCTTGACCTTGCCGGTGCCTTCGTTGGTGAGACTGCCGCCGATGATGCCGCCATCGTCGCTGCTCTCGCCGGTGAGCTGGCCGACTGCATCGAGTTCGATCAGATGCAGGCCGAGCCGGTGCTGACGACCGGGCTTGCCCTTGACCACCTGCGGACACAGGCCCGGCTGTTTCGCTGCGATGGCCGCAGCCTCGGGAAGGTTCACCCAGAGCTTGCCAAGCGAGTTGGCGACTACCTCGACCGGAAGCTCGGCAACGCTGGCGGGCCTGTCGGGCCTGAGCAGCTTGCCAAGTGGATTGCCGCATATCGCGAAATCGAGAGGGCCGCCACCCGTGTCATCCGGTAGACCTGGTTGGCGAATCGGACTCGCCACCGTTCTAATTACGCTGTACGGCCTCGCCCTCTGGAACGGCCATGAAAAAAAAGGGGGGGGGTGGGGTGCCGCGTCTGACCAGTTTGGGTATGAGCCAGACCCGGTTGGAGCTGCTGAGTTTTTGGAATCGCTCGACGTGCGATTCTTCGCCGATGCTGCACCTGATGCGATGGCAAAGGCCGAAGAGGTCGACACGTTTCTATATAGGGCGATGGATGCCGCCAGCCGCGAGCGTTACGGTAAGCCGTTTGTGCCGGGCCGACAGTTGAATGGCAGTTGCGTTGCTTGGGGAGCGATGCACGCCGTGTTCTGTGCAGAGGCAATCGAGTGGCAACTTGGCAACCGAGGCGAGCCGCCAATCATGCCAGCGACTTGCAGCATCTATGGCGGGTCGCGGGTAGAAAGCAAGATGAAGCAAGACTTCGACGGCTCGCGACCGGCGGGCGGTTGGTCTGATGGATCAACTGGCTACCGTGCTGCACGATGGCTAAGAGACTGGGGCGTAATCTACCGGCAGCAATACACGCACAACGGCCAGACGCTTGACCTGACCCAATACAACAAAGACCGCGAGCGTCGGTGGGGCGCATTTGGAAATGGTGGCGACGACAAAGCGTTTGCATTGTGGCTCGACCGCAAGGCCGCAGAGACGCCTTGCAAGCACGTCGTCAACGTCAGAACGTGGGAAGAGTTGGTTGCAGCGATCACCTCGGGCTACCCCGTGACCATCGCAAGCAGTCAGGGCTTCACCAAGACACGCGACGAGGACGGCTTTTGTGCAGGGCCGCCGAGCATCAGATGGATGCACCAAATGTGCCTTGCCGGAATCCGGTTCAAGAAAAACGGCGGAGGCAGTGACCCCCGCGACGGTGCCCTCGTTATCAACTCATGGGGCAACTACGTCGATGGCGGCAAGTGGCCCCAAGATCAACCCGACGGCACGTTCTGGGCAGAGCGTGAAACCGTGGAGCGAATATTGGCACAGGGCGATTCATGGGCAATCGCCGAAGTGGAATTTCGGTGGCGAGACATCAGCCACGACAACTGGCTTGGACTTGAACGATGAGAAAACTAGAACGACTCAAAGTCTTTGGCGTGGTCGCCCTCTTGGCGTTTGCACTCGGTTCGCTTGTGGCGAACGAGACAGGCACGAGAGCAGAGCGGCCCTTCCTGCGTTTCCTGTCGACCGCTGCCCGCTGGGGCTTGCGGGCGATGGTATTTCTTGAACCATCACCACCAGAGATCGAGCCGCAGTACCAGACCTGCGTTGGTCAGGACGGCTACGAGATGCTCGACCATTCGCGGAGCCTGTAGATGCGTTGGCTGGCAGCACTGCTGACATGGTTTGCCGCAGACCCGCAAGCCATTGACGACGAACGACCGAGAGCGGCTGCGTGCGTGCAGGCCGCTCATGCAAGCCTTCACCGAGAGATCAGGGAGGACGAAGACGATGCCACTAAGGATCAGAACACTCAGGCCGCCGTGGGCGGAGCAGGTGAAAGCGGGGCAACCGAAGCGGGACGACTCAGCGAGGCC